GTCTGGAGTCGTTAGAATACGTAATGTTTTATACCTGCTCAATGGCAGGAGGATGCCCCGGGTAACGGGGGGGACATCCTAACACAGGCTGGCGACCGCAGCCTTCCTGTGTCCTCACACCCCGTGAGTTCGGGGTGTGGAATGCGACCTATTCAACATCTATCACCTATTGCCCAATTTGTGGGTGGTAGAGGGTTTTCGGTCTTTCCGACAATGCGGAATGGAAGAAGTCATTTCTTCCTAGACGAGATCTAGCGCGAGGCTTATGGCTCACTTGTATGCTTTTCGCCGATCTGGTCTGGTGGTGCTAATGGGATGAGTCTGCCGGGGTAGACTCGAATCCGTTCTCTCTCGTCGAAGATTTGTTGCACCAGGTCTTCGATGTCCAGGCATGGATTCTATTTTTTCAATGATTGAAGTGATCCATACGCCTCCGTGAGGGACTGAAGATAGTTGACTTTGATGGTGGATGGTTCAACTTCAGCCTTCTCAGCGAGTAACAAAGGGGCTAGAGATTGAGCGGCGGTCGCTATCAAATCCCTATTATCCCAAGCCCTGGAAAGCAAGTGTCTGGCTCCCTCGAATAGCGTACTAGGCTTCTTTGTCACTTGTATGTCCGGATTCTATTGGACGCCAGCTAGCATCCCTGGAAGCGGGCTCTTCTTGTTTTTCGAAGTCCGGAACAGGTTGTTGGCAATTGAATCCTGCGGTTTACCCCAAAACACACCATTGCCTTTGATGTTGAATTGGAGGGAGAAGCTCGAGTTGTCTCCGGTGGTAATGTTTTTCGCTACGTCTTGCAGGATGACGTAGCTGATGAGCTCGCCGACGAACTCGTTGTCTCTAAGGCCATCTCCCTGGAACTGTTGCGACTCGTAGACAATGTTGTGGTTGACCACTCCTGTCCTCATTTTGAATTGAGGCTTCATGATCTCAACATCACCCGATATCTCAATTAGTTGTCGGAGAGACAAACCTGATTCAGGGTTGGAGGGAAGCTGTCCGTATTGTAGAGTCCCTTTGAAGTAGGAACCGACAAGGTTGGCGGCGGGAGCTAGGACGTTGAACGTCGCTTCAGAAGCCCAAACGAAGCCTCCAGCGGAAAAGCCGGACATGTCCGAGCCATAGGTCTCCAGCATCGTGTAGGATGACTGCATCTCCTCAAACACGGGCCTCGAGAGCCAGGCTGCGTCCAGATCTTAGGAGTTGACCATCTTAACGACCATACCCCCAAGACGATCCGAAGCCGGAATGTGGCCCGGACTTCCATCGCCAGAGAAGGCGGTCATGGAAGAACTCCACAGGATCATGGTGTAGTCTGACGATCCGAGGGGCGAATTCCGTATCTGTCCGTAGACGTTGGCCTCGGAAAGCGAATTGGAGACCGAGAAACAATTAGTGGGCAAATTCGTCACGTTCATTCCAGCCACGTAGGGAACACTGAAGCAGCCTGGGTGGCACTTTGCAACAAGCTAATCGTCCCAAGCCGTCATGACTTCATTCGTGGTTGTCTTCTGCTCCAAGGTCCCCTTATTCATTTTGGGTCTGGTGACCTGAGGTGGACCTCGATTGTGGTGCTGGTGCTTCCGAACCTCCTTAGTATCCGCTTTATGAGTGAGTGCGCGGATCATACGCTCTTCCTTGCGCAGTTCTCGATTGTGAGCTGCGCGTCTGCTCGATTAAAAATTTTTCTTGCGTGTCATTGCAATGTTAATATCTGTTGAGCTGGGTCTGGCTCGACCAGCGTAGATTTTGCCTGCGCCCTTAAGCTCCCACAAGTCCTTGAACGAGTACTGCATCCGATCGTTTATATACCCTTCCAAGGCGTAGGCGCTAGAACTTTGAGCGTAGAGAATCTAGCTGGTTTTGCCGATAAGGTCACTAATGGTCTGCTCCGCTACGTCCGGTTTGTCCAGGGCCTGCAGTTGGACCATGAGCATGTCCTCGATGAGCTTCGAGACGTTCTCAGAAGCAAATCCTTCATAGATAGCAAGTCGATGCAGATACGGATCCATGAGTATGTGCTTGTTCTTCCCTGTGAAGAACTACTTGGTAGTCATCAGCTTGTACACGGACCTCGTCATTTACCAGCCGTCGAAGGTGCCGTCCACCGAGTGTGACCACTTTGAGCAAAACTCAATATCGAAGAACTTCCCGATCTTCACTTCCTTTATGCACTGCCCGAGTCCGACTCTCTACTCTTGGGTGTTTCTACAGGAGAATTCCAATATAGAGTTGTAGAGGGCATCGGCGTGGTCCGGATCTACGAACATCACACAATCATCTCCGGAAGCAATGGTGAAGACTCGGTTCGAATCCCAAGGAGTCTCTGAAATGCCGGCCTAAATCTGATAGAACCAGGCGTACGTCAGAGTACGCAACGTATTACCCAGTGTGGTCTTGGTCGAATGTCCCGAAAATGTGGTCCCGGTCAGTTCAAGAAATATCCAATCTTGTTCTGGGGAGCACATTCTCCAATCTTTCGATTCATCGACATCACGGAAAAACTTCTTGCGGATATGTCCAGGCCACTTTGGAGATTTAACGCCTGGGAGTTTGATGAAGACAGTATTCTTGCTCTAGAGAAGAGCGTCCATGAGACGCTTGTATATCGTCCTTATCGAGTTCTCAGGGACCGTGATCATTCCGTTCCAGTTATGCTCAATGATCTTGCGAATGAAAGGCCTC